TTCTACCTGGAGGTTGGAAATGCTTGTTCCTTTACCATTCATTGTCTATTATCTCCTTTCGATTAGATTAAACGCTAGCAGCATTCTTCCACTGGGTTGTAGCTGCTTCGTATTTCAGTACCTGGGTGTCAGCTGGCGCTACGATGGTTACGTCTGTGAGGTCGTTTAACGTTGCCCCCGGTTTTGCGCCATATTTTACGACCTGAACTTTGATTACCTGGTCGGCGTCGGTTGCTGCTTCGAGCGCAATTGCGGTTACGAAGTTGCCCACTGCTGCTGTCACAGCCTTTCCATCTGCATCTGATGTTAGCTCTGCTCCAGCTGCTACTGCAGCTCCTGTCTTCCACAGGCCGATGTCTTTGATTTGGATGTTGACATCTTCCCCTGCTGCTACGCTGTCAGGGGTTGTTGCCGGCATGATGCCGATGGCGTTATCGCCAGCTCCAGCCAGCACGATGCCACCGTTCGCATCGAACTTTGCGGCAAGAAATGCTCCGCCGTTAATGTCAGCGGTCGCTTTCCCGACGATGGTCGGGGTGTCATTGATTCCTGTGCTTAAATACATTGTCGCTCCTCCTTATCTTTTATTCTCGTACTCATGTACGAGCTCGGGATGCTGTTCGCACGCCTTGTCAATTGCCTGTGCCCTGGTAAGGGTCGGCATGGACTTCATGATATCATCGGCATGTTTCTCAATAACTGTCCAGGCGTTCGATTCTCCATTGCCCTTTTTGCCGATTTCCGAGAAGATGCCGGATTTTTCAACTGCCGCCACACTGGCGTCCAGAATGGTAATCATCTGGTTGTAGGCATCGCCGCCTGCGGCTTTGAGGCTCTTAAACAAAGGTACGAGTTCCTCCGGCTTTTTGCCGATAATCTCATACTTCTTTGCGACCTCGGTTAACTCGCGGTCTTCCAGTGCGTTTGCGGTCTTTCGAAGGCTTTCAAGCTCTGCGCGGACTGCGGGGTGCAGCCCCTTGTAGATGTCTTCGCCTTCTCCGGCAGGTTCCTGTCCGGCTGCCGGTGCTGCCGGCGTGCCTGCCCCCTTCTCCACGTCTGTGGTGGGCGGGTCGCCTGCAGGGGGATTGTTTTCCTGAATGCCGGCCTTCTTTTCTATTGCTTCGAGGGTGGCGAGCTCTTCAGGGGTTAGCTTGCTCTTGTCGATTTTCATGTCTTCGCTATCTCCTTTCGTTACTTTGGGTTTTTGGGGCTTACAGCCCTCTTCGGCGGATTCGTCTGCTTTAGCTATGATGGCGTCCAGCTTCGCTTTCGCGGCCTTCACATCTTCCAATCTTGCGGGGGTGAGGGGGTGCTCCGCCTTGTTGATTTTGTTTGCGATTTTCCCCTGTGCCCAGGTTGGGATTAATGCCTTGACGGCTTCGCCGAACTCGTTCAGGCTCTGTTCCATGAGGCCCGGTTTGTCTTCTTCTGTTACCTCATCGTCGCAGATGATAGAACAAAGGCTTTCTTCAAGCGCATAGCACACGTCCCAGATTTCACTGGTTACCCGCCTACGCTTTTGCTCGTCCATCTTCTCGTCGAATGTGGCGGCCTCGTAGCCTTTGGCTATTTCCTCAATGGCCTGGCCTATCTGTTCGTCTCCCAATCCCAGGGCTTTGGCAATCGCCGCGAAAACCTTCTTAAAGACGCCCTCGGTTTTCTCACCTCCCTTCGCGGCAGGCGAGGGTTCGGTGGCCTTCGCTGCCGGTGCTCCCTCTTTATTTTTAAAAAGCAGGATGTTTGCTTCTGGGTTAGCTCCAGCATCCACAAAGTCCACCTTCGTGATTTTTAGATCTTTCAGCTTGGATGGCATGCTGCGTCATTCCTCCTTTCTGTTTTGATGTATAAAACAGAAAAGCGCCGAATACTCGACGCCTCCTGGGTTACCCATATGCGCTTATTCCTCTGGGACTTCCTCCCTGATAGCTTCCCCCTCGATGCTGAACATCGAATAGGTACCGTCCTTAACCTTGTCCCAAACATCAGGGTCTGTCACTTTGAAGCCTATCCACCAGCCTTCCGGCAGCGTTCCATCTGGAATGCCGAGGGTCGTCATCTTCTGTTTAGTAAAGACCATGCTCTCGATGAGGACGGCGCTTCCGCCGCGTTCATGCATCTCGCCGCCTTCGCGGTATAGCTCAACAAAACTGTAAGCTGCCTGTTCCAGCTCCTCCGGGTCTATCATGTCGTCGTGGTAGTCCTCTATTTGCTTTCCGCCGGCGGTTACCGCCACATTGGCCCATCCAAACGCCAGCATCTTATCGTCGTCTGACTTCTGGATTTTAAAGCGGCCTTCCAGCACGCCGGAGGTCTGCTTTTTTGGTTCGGGCTGCCTTGCCATGAGCCCGACCAGGTCGCTGAACTTGACCATGATATCAACCTCCTTTGCAAAATAAAAAGCGGCGCTCGTGCACCGCCTTAAATCTTGAACTCCCTCCGGTACCACTCGTGGAGGTCATCCGTCGTTTTAGTTTTGGCCGCCAGCGCTTCTCCGCCCTCGACCAGCTTGTAATGCTTGCGCTTGAACTCCTCAATCGTCAATACCTTGAAGCGCCACTCTCCGGGCATCGCTCCGGCGGACGTGAATGTGAAGCCATCCTCGGTTTCCGCTGTCACTTTACCCTCGATTTCATGACCTCTGTTGGTATCAAAAAATCGGAGGTTCCCATTGTGCATATGAACGTCCAGCGCCACGCCTGTGAATTCCTTCTCGTCAGGCAATCTAAAAACGTACGCAGCCCGTCTGTTTATCATATCGACGTTCCCACCTTTACAAAATCCTCTATCGGTATGCCGTTGACTGAGGTAATATGCGCGTCTTTGAACTTCTGCAGGAGCTCGGCTCGCAGGGAGCTATCCTGACAGGATATGCCGATGAAACTATCTCTTGCTATCCCCTGCCTGAACATAATCTCATTGCCGAATCGATAGCTGTCGCTCATTGCCTTGATGAATTCCACCGGGGAAAGGCGACGCGCCATTGTGCTGGCTTCCGTGCTGCCGAATTCGTCACCGGTGTGCGCATACCAGTCAGTGCGCTGCATCTCTTTTGGGTCTATCAGGATGCGGTACCGTTCGCCTCTGTAGCAATCGTCAAAACGCACACGCCCCTTGGTCTTAACGCCTATCCTGGTAAATACGTTATCACTGCCACCGGTCTTGAAGTCGCTCGCCAGGCTGGCGCCTGTGCGTCTCATTCCCGCCCGGAAACGGTTGTTGTTGGAAATCAGGCCAGGGCTTTGTATGATTTTGATTATATCGTCGCCGTCCGGCACACCAGTCCAGATGTACCGCAGTCCCGCCTTCTCATATGCCGCCTGGACGCCATCCTCCACATAAGTGGCGTACCCGTCAAAGACTTTTACCATTTTCATTTTCCCTACTCGGCTGGGGTCAATACCTTCCTGCTTTAATATTATATCCAATTTTAGGGATAATTGCTCTGGCGTTAGTCCGTCGAGTTCCTGGATACGGCGCGGGGCGTTCTGCCAAACAAGACGCACCTTTTTGAAGGTGCTCTCCGCGTCAGGCGTCGGGTTGATTAGAAGGTCATCCAGTTCCAGCCGTTTAAGCATATTGCGCATATTAGCGGCGTCCGCTGCCCCGTCTGTGCTTACCGGTGTCCTCACGCGGAAAAAACCGCGCCATCCGTTGTATTGCCTGCTCTGCCCATCAATATAAAGCTCGAAGGTAGTATGCCCATCAGTTACTGTAATGCTACGGATAGACATACCGAGGTCGGCCTTGGTAGTCGAAGAGAACAATTTCTTTACATCGTCTGCCGCTTCGAAGGTGAGTTCTCCGATTTCGCCGGTCGATTTCATCTTGTCCCAGGTCTTCGACCAGGTGTTGTAACTCAATTTGCCGGATACTTCATAAACCTCCTGGCCGCCGATATTCATTTGCCGCGCTGAGAGGTTTAAGCCTTCAAGGCTGCCTTTATCACTGGGAACCGGAACGCCCAGCTTCTTTTCCGGGATTACCGACAAGTCGCTGAACATCTTTTCTGCCGGTATTACATCTTTTGGCGCGGCTGCCTTCGGCGCTTTGGCCGCTGCTTTTCTGGCCGCCTCATTGGCCGCCAGTCTGTCCCGTACCTGCGCGCTCATTTCCGGCGCCTTGACCGGGTCGGATATGCTGGCAATCAGCTGGTTTTTGTTCATGTTGTTGTAATATGGGATTTGCTTCTGCTTTGCCAGCTGCTTAAGCTCCGCCGTGCTCATCTGCTTGAGGGTGGCCGGGCTATGTGTAACCGCCAGAAGTGGCTGCTTCATGTGTTCCGCTGCCTCGTCCGCCCAGATGAAGGATTGTTTTTTACCAGTGCGTTCGCTCAGAAGGTCGCTGTAAAACTCGCGGTATGTTTCGCGTAGACTGTGCTTCCTCTCCACTATCTGGTCGAGCAGTTCCTCCGCCGCCTTGCCCTTACCGTAAAGTTGCTCTGCATAGTCCCTGAAAATTTCGCGGTACAGGCTGTCAGGAATGGCCTCCACACGCTTGATGTAGGTTATGGTATCCTGCAGGTCAAGGTCGATTTCACCCTTCGCAAAGCGCCGAAAAAGCGTATTATAAATGGGTTCCGTTTCGCCATACGTGGCGTTCGGGTGGTAGGTATAACTCATCTTCTGGGAGCCTATCTGGTTGATATACCTTAATGATTGCTCCTTGTCTAAGCCTATCAACCGTCCCACGTCATCCATGACAAAATTGCCGCCGTGGCTGTCGAAGTTGCCCAGTAACCAGTCTGTCACATGCTCTCTCTGAAGTTGGGGCGCTGCTCCTGGCGGCAGCTGGTCTGTAGTATATTGCCAATGTTTCAGGTCGGTCGCATCATCAATGCGGTGTATCTGCTTCTGGAAGGCTCCAAATTTACCGCCAAGGTTGCCGGTTCCCACCGGTACCGCCGTGTCTGGGTCGACAATGCTCTGCACCTTATAACCCGCTTCCTGGACGTATGCCCTGAAAGGCTCCGGGGTACCGCTTTTAGTCTGCGCCGGTTTGAACAGCCACTCTTGTCCGGTGGCATCTTTGTATGAATGCATCTCTCCGGTTCCTCCCAGGCTCGCCTTGCCGTTATAGGTCATACCTTCCGGCATCTTGACAGGCTGTGGGATTGTCGGTGTCGGCGGTTCCTCCGGCTCCGGTACCGCTATCTGGTCTTCACTGCTCCACGCCTCTATTGTCTCATCCTCCGGCTTCACGGGATACTTCGGAGGCTCCACTTCTTCGTAGAGAACTGCGCACCGACAGCGCGGGTGGGCAGGTGGGGTTTGCTTTTGTCCGCTATACAGAGCCTGGCCTTTAAAGTCGAAATCCGCATCCATATCAACCATCGTGCCATCCAATGCGCCACAAATCGGGCACACAGCCTCGTCCGCTGCAGTACTCCATGTTTTTTTTACCTTGCCGATAAGGTTTTGCTCCTGGGCCTGCCTCATGCCTTCCTGGGCACCTTTGTTGTAAGCAAACGCCATTTCTGTGGTTGCAATATTAAAGGCTCTCTGCCGATGTTGTTTTGCTGCATACTTCATAGCCGCTTCCTGGGCCTTTTTGGCTGCTGTGGCCTCCTTCATGCCAGGGTTATTCTTTAGGAGACTGGCCTTTACATGGCCGTAGAAGTTGAGGTTAGCTTTTGCTTGGATTTTATTTAACCCAACGGTTGGACGGATTACCCTGGACAACTCATCGACCGTGAAAGCTCCGCTAAAAGAACGGTCAAGCATGGCCGCGATTGCCTCTTGCTGCTCTTCCGCTATCGCTGTAACCCATTGTGCGCCGTGTTGGTCTATCCACTTACGCACTTCGCTGCTCATAGGGTCGAAAAAATAATCAGGATGCCTGGCTATAAGCTCGGCATTGGCCGCTTCCATCGCCTCCACCCAAATCGGCTTCAGCTTCTCGTTGACAAAATTAGCATAGTCATTCTGCCACGCCCGCAGGGCTTTCTCGTCTATGTAGCCGCGTTGGATTGCCTCCTGCAACTCCTTATAGGTTAAAGCCTGCTTTTGGTCATCCCACAGGCGCGCAAGGAAATAAACCGGTTCCGGCTCGGTTGCGTTCAGATAGTTATTGAGCTTATCCAGGACGTTCTGTGCGGCCACACTTTTCTTTTTTGCTTTGTAGATGAGACGTGGCCTTACTTTGCATATCCTAAAGCTCATTCATCATCCCTCCCCAGCCGCTGTTTAGCCGTTTTCACGGCCTCGTCATCGTCCTCCGGTGGCTCCAGGTCGTCTGGGTCGGCCTGCTGCCCTGGGTTAGTCTTGCGCTCCTGGCGTGTTTGGCGCGGCTGCGGCGCTGTCTCATCGTCCAGGCGTTCCGGCAATCCCGCCACCTCACGCACATAGTCTTCTATGCCATCGTCCGGTACTAGAACTCCCACGCCGGTCATGTCCTTGATGTAGGCTGCCAGCGCCTGAATGTCCGCGTTCTCGATGTCGCCATGCTCCAGGGTGGGGTAATCGGTTATGCCGCTGAAATGCTCACCGTTAAGGTCTATCAATGTCGGTATTGCTTGGTTGTTGAAAACTTCGCAGATAATATCGAGGTAAGCACCTACAGCCATTGAGAATAATGCGGTCTTGTCGCTGCTCAAGGCGAAACTGCCCACTTGCTGGTGCCCAAGCAGTACGAAGTCTGCAAGGACAGTCATGGCTATTCGGGTATCGTATCGCTCGATGATGGCGTTGGTATCGAACTGGCGCCGTCCACCGGTGCTTAATAGCTGCAGTTCCCAGCCCGCCGGGAGGCTCAAGCCTTCCATGCTGTCGCGGCGGATGTTCTGGACGATTTTTTCTGTCAGCAGACGAATGGTGGTCATGTCCGGATCGTCCTCATCCCAGATGTTCATTCCTTCCGGTGCCTTCAAAACAGGAAACCCCGCCAGGTCACGCTCGATGCCGATTCCCTCTATTTCCTGAATGCGGCGCTTAAAATACCAGCTTCGGTATGCGTTGCGGAGAATACTTCTCCCTTCGGGGTTGCCCTTGCGGCTCTTTGTCCTGAAAAGCAGAAGCTTCTCGATTGGTATTTGGATTATCTCGAAAGTGGGCGGCGGCATCTGCGCCAGTCCCAGAAGGTTGTCGTTGTCATCATATAACCATTCCCAGAGAGTGTCCTGCGCCCTGATGGGTAGTTTTTGCCACCCTATCAAACCATCGGTGTACTTGCTCTTTAGTCGCGGGTCACGACTCCTACCGGAACGCCGCTTATAGACCAACTCATGGGCGCTCCATCCAAAGGTCAGAAACGACAGGATTTCGGAAATGGTGTCCGTCCATGTGTCACTCATGTCGTCCATGCAGCTATAAATAAAATCCGCCGCTTCCTGGTCTTTGGCTGTGGGGCCTCCCGGCTGCACGCTCCAGCTTGCCTGCCTGATAAGCATTTCTATGGCGTAAAGGATGGCGCCGATAACATCGTCGTTCTCGCTCATCTCCTTGTACACCTCGATGCCTTTGTGCCCCTGGAGGTCTTTCAGGAATTCCTCATAAAAAAAGCCGCCGTACCTTTTTTGTCCCAGGCGGCCAATCTCTTTT